ATCAGAGTATTGTCAATATGTCAATAAAAAATTGCACTTTTGTGCAATTTTTATAGTAACCAGCAAGGGGGTGGCTACAAGATAAGTATATCATCTATCTATTTTATATTCAAGTATTTTTGAACATTTTCCATGTAACCTTTTATTTTAATATCTTCATAATATAAAAAACCATAAGTATAAGCATTTTTAAGCATATCCATAAAGTGAGAATTAGATTTTAATATTAGATAATTAGGTTGTAAATGATCCACAGTTATACAATACATTGATACATTAGGATTATACTTTCTAGAGGCATAAATTTTACCCTCTTTTACATCAACCCATATTCCTATTACTACTTTATCAAATTTTATATTGAATCTATTAATAGCAGTATTACTTTTCTTAGAGATAAAATTATAATTATCTTCTATAAATTCATTATCAATTGCGTATCTATCATATCCAGTACCTTTTACAAGTTCTGCAAAATCGGTACATTTTTTAACTTCTCGATATTCTTTTGTATCTGTTACTTCTACTATTAATTGATTATTAATTTTATTAAATCTTCCCTTTAATTTTATGTTCCACTCTCTAAAATAAGGATTGTTTTGACTTATTGAGTTAGCCATCATAAATACTTTAACTCGTCTTAGTCTGGCGATAGTTTCGTATAGGTCAAAAAGACGGAATACCTCATTATTAAGATAGTGATAATTTGATCCTCTAGGTATTAAAAATTCATCAAATGCTATTGCCCATACCCCAGAATAGTTAACAGACTTTTTGGTAATACCTTTTGATAGAGGTATACCAAAACCCATAAGCTTTTTATCACAATATAATTTTTTACCTTTAACAGTTAGTTCATGCTCAGGAAATTCATTATTTTTTATTATATCAGAGAAGAACTCGTCAAAATCATCAAACTCAGTTTCATATCTTCTTATCCATACAAATTGTTCCCCAGTTTTTATAAATTTTTTAATAAATAATTTCTTTATACTATAAGTTTTACCATTACCACGTTCTCCAATAATCATGCTCCATAGATAGTCAAAGGATAATAGCTTATAGGGTAAATACCAAATATCGTTCATATTACACGCTCCATTTCAAGACACCACACAATGATAAAGGCATTATATCTTTTTTATCTATTGGTGGCTCAGGAGGGATATATGGGGTAAACTCTTTCCAATTATACCCATCACTTTTATAGACATTAGTATCATTAATACCTAAGGCATTATAAGAGTGATATTCATTTTTTAAGGTATATCCTTTACCTAAATCTCCATAACCTTGATATTTTCCTTTACCTATAATTAAATGACAATGATCCACAGTACCTATTCCGGTTGTCCCAGTATGGCTAAAAACATCTCCTTGATTTCTTGTATCTCCAATTTTATAACTCGAAAAATTATCATCATGTGAGACAGAAATAGTTATATAATCAACAGTTCCATCAATAAAATTTACTTTATTTATACTTTCCCAACAAACAGTAGGGGTATTAGTTGATAAAGACCCAACATAAACACATTTTATATCACATGGTGCATATAAAGGAGATTTTAATATTTGTCCTGTGGTAGGGGTCCAATTTACTATATCAATTATGTATCTACCATTATGTCCAGATTCTCCATTAGTAACATATAGATTAGGTAGTGGAAATAATGCATTTTGTAGACCATTTTCTCCAACCATTTTTTGATTCGGTGTCATTTTTTATATTCCTTACAATAGTATTTACCACTTGCACCCTTAAGACAAACATAACCGTTAAAATTCTTTATCCAAATGTATTTACCATTTTCTTCGAGCTTAATACAAGTAATGGTAGTACCTTTCTTTATTACAGCATTACAATTTGGTTTTTTATATTTTAAGGCATTACGCATAGCAGGGTAGCAGTCTTTTACTTTAACGGGTGTTCCTACTTTAGGCTCTTTATTAATATATAAATCATCTAACGTAGTGTAATAAGTATATTCTTCTTTAGGACTATCCTCATATTTTTTCCAAGTTATTCCTGCGTCTTCTTTAATAGTGGTAAAATCATCTATAAATAAAAGTTCTTCTGGCTTTTTTGCACCCTCAGTGGTATTTAAGCACCATACCCCATTTTTATTTTTTAACCAGCCAGATCCTTTTATCATACCTTTACCAACACTTACATGATTATGAGGTCCAGTTGAAAGTGCGTCTTTATGTTCATGGCAGATAACCTCTCCTTGTTTATAGCTACTACCCACTTTTATTTTATTATATTCTGCACAACTAATATGTCCTACAAGTATTGTAACAAATGTTTTACCAGATGGTGTTTCTACTTTTTCAATAGACGTTAGCCATATCTGATTAGTTTTTGCTTTTGCCTTTTTTACTATCACAGAATCAAATGGGGAATAAAAAGCTCCATTACTACCACCGTAAGTCTCATCTATTGGAAAGTCTTCTGGGTTATGTAATTTATGATTACCTTTATTATAACTTTGTGATATACTCATTATTTTAGCAAAATATCTAGCATACATAACTAGTCCTCCTTTCTGGTAAAAAAATAAGTGATGATCGCTCCGTAACTAGTACAATATAATGCTACTATTTCAGTAGGGGGATTAATATTTGGTACAAGTAAAAGTACCATTAATCCAATAGTCATTATAATTGTAACAAAGCTTTTAACATCAATCCATGCTTTTTTCATAAAATCTCCTCACTTTCTATTAATTATTTTTCATAATTTGTTAGTGCAATTTCACAATGTTTTTTAGTTACACTATTATAACCTTTTTGAATATAAATATCACATGCACTTAATCTATCACTAATAGGAATACTATCGTTCCAGATAATAGATTTTAAGCTCATTTGTTCATTAGTTTTAATAGTTACTAATATTTCATTATATGCATTATCTATTTTTTCATGATATTTTGATAACTTCCATGTATTAGTTATAATAATTATTAAAATACTTGCTACTACCCCTATTAACCAATATAGATTTTTCACTTTTTCTATTTTCATCTGCCTAAATACTCCCACTCAGTTTTTATTTCTAGTTTTTGTAAATATTTATCATCGTAAATATCTCCATTTTCATTGATAACAATATCTCCTATAAAAGGTGTATCAAATTTGGTAGGATAATATTTAACAGAGCCTCTTGTAATATAAATAGAATATAGAGTTTTATCATCTATGTTAAAAAACGCATTAAGAGTACTATAATTAATATTATGTATAGGATATCCGTGATTAGCAATATACATTACACTTAAGATATTAAATTGTAATTGGTATGGCTCTCCCAAAATTGTAAAAAGGTTTTCATTTTTACTAAATTCTAGTCTATTAACATTACCAGTTGCATAGTATGTGCCACCTTTAAAAATAGTTGCATTTGCTAAGTTTTTGTCTGATGTTGCATAAATACTTCCACCTGTGGTAGGTACAAACACTATATTTTCTTCAATTTCGCCAATAATTATTACTTCGTTATTATCATACATTACTTTATCAAATTTGTTATTTATCTCATCATATAAGTATGATCCGAAAGATGAAGTAGTTATATATAAGTTATTATTACATACTCTAAATGTTATTAGACCACTTGCACCAATACTACCTACGTTTGCCCAGTGAATTAAATCTGTTGACTTAGCAATATACGGGATAGACCCGTCAGTTTTTAAATAAAACATAAAATAATAGTCGTTAAATTTTTTAATAATATAATGATTATTGTTACTTAGATAAACATTTGAAAAATCAGTTGGCATTACTAAATTTTCATATCGTGTTAGTTCTTTAGTAGTTAAATTAATCATTTTAATTGAGTAAGTTGTCTCACTTCCACTTACAGAAGAAGCAAAATAGCAAGCATTATTAATATCACAAAATCCTATAAAATAACCATTTTCAGTTGTGGGAAATAATTTTTCTTGTAAAACCCCATATGCTTTTTTATAAAGGACATTATTTTTATATTTTATTATCTTATTTATTTCTCCATCATTAGTGATATGATCTCCATAATAAACTTGCTTATCACTTGTACAATATCTATATCCACTTGCTTCAAGGGGTGGGGTCGATACAATATCCACTAAATTAACATTAGTATCATAAATTCCTTTATCTTCTTTATTCCATTTAGAATAAGGTGTATCATTATTAGTAAGTAAGAATGCAACATCTAATATACCTTTAGTAAATACATCTGGGTTATTAGTAAAATAAGTATTACCAAAATTATTAATTTTATCTAATATTTCCGTAAATCTATTTAAAATATTTAAAGTTATTTCACTTTCTTTATTTGAAATATTAGTTTTTATTTCATCTTCTCTATTTTTAAATTCCGTATTACTTGTAGTTATAGTTGTTTTAATATCATTAATTTTTTTCTTTAAATCAGTTAAAAATGTGTCAAATAATGTTGCGTTATTATCTTGTTTACTTTTTATATCTAAAAGTATAGGAATAAGTTCATAAATAATTTGTTCCAAAGATTTTTCATTTGTAAACTCTAAGGGTGTTAGGGAAGATATCCAAGCCTTATATTTATCCATTAGCTATACTTCCCTCCCTTAAAACTTTTTTACCATTTTCTTCTACTACAACATATAAGTGTCCATTAAAATAGTAAAAACAACTCTCAAGTAAATCTACCGCTTTTACTACACTACCTTGCTTGTGATATAATACATCTTCACTTGTATTATAATAGTAAGCACTATTATATGTAATATTAGGGTTGCTACTATAATCTGCTAAAACATATACACTTTTTACAATTGTTTGATATAGATTTTTAAAATAATCTGTATTAAGTTGTGATGTAAAATAGCTACTTACAGAATCAGTTAAATCAATATTATTTAAAGTATTATCTACCTCATTAGATTTGTTAGTTATTTCTGTGTCTGTGTCGTTTTTATATTCCACTAGACTATTTAATAGTTCAGTTTCAAAAATCAAATAATTAGATTTTTGCTCTCTTACAAATTCAGATAAAGCATTACTTAAATCTGTAATAGATGTATTTGTTTCTTTCTTTAAATCGTTAAAGCTTGACTCTAGAATACTTTCTCTATCAATTAGATTATTAATATAATCAACCATTTTACCTACGATAGGTACTAGAGAAACATCATTTGTTAAGAATAACGGTTTATTTCCTTGTATAAAAATGTTTAGATGATTAAATTCGTTCATATCTTCCACCTCAATTCTATTATATCATATTTAATCATAAATTAGAAGAAATAAGTCATATAGCTCAGTTACGATAGCCTCATCTACATTTATAATATTTTCTCTGTATCTGGCTATCATTTCTTGCTTAGAATAATTAGAAAGACCAGTAATTGTTCTTTTCATATTCTCATTACCATTACTTCTTCCCTCATTGATGCTAGTACTTTGTGTATTTATATTATTAGTAGTGATATTAGTTGCATAATCTTCATTACCAAGCTCACTAGTAGGGGTATCCTCAAATTTTTGTCTACTAGTAGAGGTATCATTACCACTTGCATTACCACTTGTTTCGTTAGTAGATTCTGTGATTCTTGTCTCAGTTATTTCATTATTACTGATAGGATTTTCGCCATTTAATGAAACACTTTTATATAAATCATTAAAGTAAGGCATTATTAAATTTAATTTTTCATTTAATGCTAGCTTAAATCTACCCCATGATCCAAAACCAATTTCTCTCATATAATAATGCTTAATTATTTTAGTCTCTAGACTTATTTTAGTCTCATCACTATTATTAGGTTTCGGATACTCAAAATCAAATATCTTAGTTCTAACTTTACTAATAATTGTATCTATATCTGGCACATTAAATGGATTTTCTAAATCGGGTAATACCATATTTTCAAAAGTATTATTAAGATAATAATCTTTTTCATTATATAAGCATTCGCAAACATCACATAGTCTTAATGTATATCTACTCATTATCTTGTCCTCCCTTTTCTTCTCTATTAAAATCTTCAACATCTTCTATATCACTTTCATATCTAAATTTAACATCAATATTAAGACCAAACATTTTATTTATCTCTTTACAAGCTTGCTTTCTAGCATTTAAGTAAGATAGTCTAGTTAAAGCGACATCTTCTTCATTACTAGTTATTTCGCCGGCTAGTAGACGTTCTTTTTTATCATCAGAAAAATTATTTATTCCCAAGTCTCCTAGAGCTTCATTATAGTATTTTTTCTTTAATGCGTATAGCTCTAACGTATTATTAGGGGTTATGGTATTTTGAATACCTAAGTTTTCTAACTCAAGTTCACTTGCCCCAATAATAATTTCTTCATTTTCTTTAATTTTTCTAAATAGAGCCTTAACACTTGCCACTTTATTTTCTGGTACTAAGAATATAAAAGGTCTTTTTAATTGATTAATATTAATTTCAATAGTTCTTTCAATATCTGCAATTTTATTAGCATTATAGTATATTTTAGGCAGTGTTGGTGTGTGTGTCCAATTGTTATATATTATAACACTATTAGTGGCATTTCTACTGGCATTATATCCACTTGGTGTATAAATTCTATAATCAGTAGGTAAATTATATACATTAAATTTACCTCCTAGTGTACATTGTAAAGCTAAATAAACATCAAGCTCTTCATCTTTAAAGAAGCATATATGACCTTGAGTACATAAAACAATTTCTAAATATCTTTCATCAATTGTAGGTGGTAGATTAATCCACTCAAACATAGAAATAGCCTTATTGTATAACCTATCTACATTATACCAAGTTACTTGATCGTTTCTTAAATTACTTTTCTTAGGCATAAAACCTAAATTAAATATTGGTTGATTATTCATATTTTTTCCTCCTTAGATTTCATCATTATTAAGCTTATAGTTACATACATCTGTCGTGTGCCAGATAGTTATACCTTGATTAAACATTGTTTTAATCTTTTCTAAGCTATCTTCATTAATGTTAGCCTTTATATTACAGTCTACTGTTCTTATATAATCCCATGATTTTCTAGTATGTAAATTAGGGGTTTCAATTTTATTGTAGGCATAACCAAACTTTTTAAAGAAATCTTCTAATACTTTTATGTATTCATCACTTATTTGTTTATAAACTAGGCAATATCCACTATATTGATTCTGATATGTAAAATATACATCTCCACCTTGTAGTGATACATTGTCTGCTACATTTTGTGCGTCTTGCTTTTTAGCAAGAGCGTTACTAATTGCTTTTTCGCTAGTTAAATTACCTTGTAATTCGGTATTTTCAAGGTCAGCTTGTGTTATTAAATAGTTACCATAGGCATTAATACCACCCTCGCCAGCACCACTAAAACCTCCAGCAATAGCACCTGGCAAACCACCTTTACTTCCTCCTATTGACATACCAGACACTATACTACCTAGTGCTTGCCAAAAACTAGCCTCTCTACTTGCATTTACTCTATTGCTTGCCATAGTATTATTAAGTTGCGTTTGGCTTAATGTATTAGCAATAGACTGGTTAATTTGATTTGCATTACCTTGTAAGTATGCTGAGCTATAAGAATCACTAATAGTTAAGTTATTAGGAAAGCTATTAATAACCCCATTACCAAGTTCCCATCTACAATAATTTAACTGTATTCCTTTATATCTATAATGATCCACTATATGAGCTTGTTTACTGTTAAGTCCACCACTTGTAAATGTACGAACATTTATTTGTGTATCGTCTAGATATTCATTTTTAATATCAAAGCTATTTCCTTGTCCATCTACTAATTGAACATAAGAATATGGATACATTAATAACTTACTTTCCGTAATATTATTTTTTAAATTACCATATTTTGGAAAAGTTCTTAAAACATTATGAGGATTAGAACTACTAGACCTGTAAGGTAAACTAATAGTTGGTAAATCAGTAACTTGATATTCCCATATAATTAAATCTTCTGCTCTGATTACTATTTCATTAGTTGTATTATCAATAGTATAATCATATTCAAAAGGTGGCTCAGAGACAATAAATGCACTTACTAACTTATTAGCAAGACTTGTAGCAGTTCTAAAAGCATTTAATACATCTGGAATACCCGTTTGTGATTTTCCATCTTTTCGCCATTTTACTATTGTTTTATTAGTTGTTTTATAAACGGGATAATAAAATATTGATAAAATAGTGGGTACATCTTGAGGTTGCCCAAGCATTACTTCACTATTAAATAATGATGTAACAAGACAAACCCAGTATAAATCGTTATTATATTCTCTATGATCTTTTACTATATATTCCCCACCAAAATCTAGTCCCTCATCTTGAGTGTTTATAACAGGTGTTCCGTCACTATTCCATCTAGTACAATGTTTTCTCTCAATAAAACAGTCTCTAAATTCTAAATTAAAGCACCATGTTTGCCACTCATCAATTACAAAACTTACTAAACTAGTATTAGGATTAACATATTCAATATTAGTAATAAATGCATAAAATGTTTTATTACTATAATTTTTATTGGTAAAACTCATATAATTATATTCAAGTATACTATCTCTTTCGGCTTTAACTTTTATTTTACCATTACTACGAACATATGTTACATTATCAAAAACTTTATTTTCCAAAGAATTAAAATACTCTGTTTGTTTTGCCGTATTTTCAAACAAAATAACATTCTTATAGTCTATGGAAAAAGGTACACTCTTAATTAAGTGTACCTCATTTGTTGGTTTTATTTCCATTAGTCTTTAACTTTAATAGTTGCAGTTCCCGTAACGGCTTTAGGTTCACTGTCTCCAAATTTTGCATTTGTTGTAGCAGTAATAGTAATTAATTTACTTGTTTCATCTGCACCAATAAATACATGTCCATCTTGAGTTATTTTACTATTTTGTGAATTATTACCACTTATTGAAAGTACATAACTTAAATCGCCCGTACCGTCATAGTCCATTTCCACTTTTACATCAGTTTCAAACCCTTTTCTTACACTTTGTGCCTCTGGAATTACATTTACACTATTAATTTTAAATGTATCTGTACTTGTAGCAAAGCAAATCGCATTACTAAATGGAGAACTTGCAATTACTTGATGATGGTGTAAGAAATGATTCCAGTATCTATGTTGTGGATTATAAATACTTTCAGTTGTAAGTAATACATCATAGATCATACTAAATTCATCATCTGTAATACCACCTAAAATACTATCGTGATTATCTCCAAAATCATCAACAATAATCATTCTGTTTGATAATGGTTTACCCATATTAATATTGAAGTTATTTGCAAGTTGCGTAACATCAATTACTGGTACAACATCTTTATGCAAGAAGATTATTTGTCTATTAATTGGTGTAACATTCATTACCCCAGCTTGATTATAATCTCTTGTAGGGTAAGTAAGTGATAACCCAGCTTGTCTTAATGCAATACTAAATGATTCACTTGTAGCTTTATCAGTAGGTTTTACCACTACCATTTTATATGCATTATCTAAACAGTCTCCTAGTAATTGTTTAAAAATGATATATTCATCTACATTATCACTTGTTTGCATTGAGCTAAATATACCAGCAATAAATCTTGTAAAAGCAGTATAACTTGTAAATGCTTTTTGCAATTCTTTTTCAGTAATTGTTTGTTTATAATAATCTTGTCTATTGATTTTATGAAACGCACTTAATACTTCTGGTTTTTCAACTTTCCATACATCACTTTCTTCTCCAGTAGCTGGTGTTACACTATATGTATGTGCTTTACAGATATCTACAAATACTTCTTCGATAGTGTCTCCCCACTCTAGAAATCCTCTTTTTAAAACAGCTAATTGATTAGAGTACATAGCTTCTTTAACATATGTTAAGCCTATCTTATTGAATAATGTATTTAAAAATTCATTTAAGGCAGGTTTATAACTAAATAATGCTTGTCCTACATCTTTTAGGTTTTCTTGCGTTGCCTCAGGTATTCTATCTGCAAAATCGATAATATTACCGTTTTCAATGATAGAGTTTCTAAGGATATTAATTGTTTGATAATTTGCCATTAATTTTTACCTCCTAACATATCATGCACAATTTCTTCATAAGTAGGTAATTTTTCTTGAGGTTTTCCCTCATCGGATTCTAAGTCATCGCTAGGATTTTCAGGCTTAGTACCTTGTTTGAAAAATTCATCTACTTTTTTAGCTTGTAAACTTTTATAATCTTCTTGTAACTTAGCAGTATTTGATACAAGTTCTTGATACTTGTCATTGGATTCTTTTCGATCATTTTTAAGTGTATCTACGATTTCAACTTTTCGCTCAAGTGTTGTTTCATCTTTTGCTATTTCACTTAAAAGACTATCAAATTCTTCATCTTTCATGTTTAACCTCCATAATTAAATTATAACATAAAAGCATTTGTTTGTAAATACAATTGTTCGTTTTTTGAAAGTTCAAAATAATATATATTATGTTAACTAAAATACAAAAAATAAAAAGAACGAAAATTTTAATATTTTCGTCCCATATTTTAATATTTTCGTCCCATATTTTAATGTTTTCGTCCCATATTTAATCTACAATATATATTTTCAACTTCCTTAAATAATATAATTACACTTACTAAACTAAGTCCGTTCGTTATACAAAGTGTTATTAATATAAAATCTAACATTTCTTATCCCCTTTACTTTTTATTTCTTTCTTTAACTTACCACTTTTAACATCATTTATTAATTTTTGTATATTTATCCCAATTTCATATTCAGTTTGATTACATCTATTATGGATTAAATCAATTAAATATCCACGTTCTTTATCAATTCTTTTTGATAATTCTTTATAAATATAACTTATATGAAGTGCATTAATAATTGTGGTAAATGCTAATAATATAATTGCTATATTCATTATAAATTCCCACATCTCCATTCCCATGCGTCTTTAATCATGTCTATTACCTCATTATAGGTCTTTTTTTCATCATCTACATAAAAAGCTATTAGAGAGACAATAATTGCCATAATCTCTCCATCAGAGCCGTTTAAGACCGTCTGTTCAATGTCTACTTTTTCTTCTTCAATGTTTCCTACTGCTTTAATTTTTATCATTTTTTAACCTCGCTATCTACTTTTCAACACTTCTAACATTTTATTATATTGATCGAATAAATCATCCAAATCAATATGACAAAAATCTAATATCGGCTTATTTAAATAATAAAATTCTATTAATTTAAAACAAATTTCTTCTTTATTCATTTTCTACCTCTTTATCTTTTCCATTTTCTATTTCATTTATTGTAAGTAAATTATTTAAAAAATTTCTTTCTGACTTTGTAATATCCCTTTTATTTAATCTTTTTTGGACTTGTCTTTTTATACTATCAAGTTCAGTTAAACTCATAAGCATAGTATTATTAGTTGTATTAACATATATATTAACATCACATGGAAGTGTTATATTCATAGATTCTACTATCGCTTTAGGAATATATATTCTTCCAGCTTTATCCATTACTACTTTCATTTTTACTCTCCTTTTTAACTGGGGTAAGTCTCATATAACAATTATTAAAATCTAATAATGCACTTTTAAAACCAGTTAGAAAATTCATACAGTCCACTACCTTATCACAGTAGATAATATATTCCATATCTTTAGATTTTATATTTAATATCTTATCTTTAAAACTATAATCTATTTCTAAATCACAACACCCTCTTAATTCCTCAATAAATTCTTCAAGATTTTTTAAATCAGTTTTAGTTGGCATTACTAACATTTGCAATACTCTTAAACCCTTATTTTTATTTACTTGCTTTTTCTTTGACATTTTGCTATCTCCTTAATTAAAGTAGCTGTGCTATCTATAATATCTAAAACATCATCATTAAATTTATTATTCTCTAGAGCAAGTGCTATTGATACCATTAACTCAATAATTCCTACTTCAAGACTCTTATCAGAATTCTTTTTACTTTTAACATCAAGCCTTACAAAGTCTTTATCAACCTCTAATATTATTTTATGATTACCTAAAATTTTATTTGACAATTTAAAATTTTCTTTTATTAATCTTTCCTTATCATTATCCATTATTTATTCTCCTTTCTTATCACAAGCTTTTGTTATTGATAAAAGTTGCAATGCTAATTGAAGTAGTTGTTCAGTTGTAAATTTAGTATTATCACTAATTATTACATTTTCAATATAAATGAGTAAACTAAGTAGTATATCAAATCTTGGTACATCTATGTTATTAGTTACAAACATAATTTTTTCATCACATTTTGTAATTATTCCTTCAAAATTAGGTGTTTTATTTAATATTCTTTCATTCATAATTTTTTGATTTTTAAATTTATACATTTTCTTTTTCCTCCTTATTTAAATAAAGTTTTAATGTATCAAAACCATAATTTAACGATTTTCTTTCACGATCACTTAATTTAACACCATTTTCAAGTAATTTAATCAGTATAAATTGAATAACACTTAATATTTGAAAATCATTACCCTGTAATAGATATAATCCTATTTTAGGATTAATACTAATTTCGCACTCATAATTATTTTTCATTGCTTTTAGCAATTGTTTATCATTTTTAGTTAATTTTATATTAGATATCATTATTTTTCCTCCTTATAAATTTAATTCATCTAATGTATAGTCTTTATCTAATTTCATACCTTTATACATAGTGTTAGGTTTAAAACTAGGTAAATTTATACAACCACGTATATTTTTATTTAAATCTTTATACATTATTGATATATACTCATTACCATGATAAGTATCCTTTGTAATATGTAATATTTTATCCCTAAAAGGTCCTATTATACCTTTTAAATATTCCTTTTCTACTTTATCTAAAATATTATATATACACACTAGAAAACTATACTTAAAAGTAGGTGTTGTAAATGATAAGTAAAAACCCTCATCACTTCTATACATATAATTTAAATCGGAACAACCTATTTTATAATAATGTCTATCATGATATATAATTTCATCGGGCATTAATCCCCCCGTATGCCACCTATAATATAAATTACAAGCAGAGATATTTTGTCTCATAACTATTCCTCCTTTCGATACATAAAGTATACCACAAATACTATACCATTGCAATACCAAAACATTTGTTTGCATTGTAGTGCCATTGGTTAGTGTTGA